TGCCTGTTGCATTGTTGCCTGTTCCAGTCTCATACGCTCCGGCATCTTATGTACTTCCATGGACCGCCGATATTCTGCTTCGTATGCTCCCCTGAATTGCGCTCTGAGCATGTTCAGCTGTTCATACGGTGATTGACATATGTTCTGGAATCCAATGCGCTCCACGGCCTTTCTGACGGGTTCACTCATGCTGTCCAATGCTTCCCGCTCCTTCATATAACCGAAACGCCTTATAGCATTATTGACCTCTCCCCAGGCTTCGTCTGCGTCTGGCAATCTTTCTCCGGTAAGATCCGCCGCTATTGTTCTAATCTCTGAAACGCTTGGAGGAAACTTATTTGACAACGCATACTTTTTCAGTGCCAGTATTGCAGTCTGAAACGGAATATCTCCAAGCAGGTCAAACCACCAATCCATCTGATCCCTTGTAGAAAGAAGATTATCTTTCGGGAATGCAGTTTTCAGCCGGTCCGCAAATACGGCAAATTCTTTAGCTTCCATCTTGTCCCTCCTTGCTCATTGCCCAGCCATACATCATTTCCCGGCTTTGCTGTTGTTTATCAGCTGTGCTGCTTGATCCGTATACCGGTTTAATATTTTCACTGTCCTTTTTCTTCACTGCATCTATCACCCATTTTCTTATGGCGAGGTTACAGTCCTTATAAGATTTCCCGTGCATCTGCATATACTCATCAAGGAACTGTATTGCTCGCTGTGCCATATCTTCACCGTAATCTTTTCCAAGACGTTCAATCTGTTCATCAGACAAAAGCACATGTCCATATTCACCTTTTTTATGGCGAATCTTTTCGGGTTCGGTATATATATTACTTCTTCCATTCTTTCCTTTTTCCCTTCTTCCTTTCTTCCCTTCTTCTATTGTTGTTAATTGACTGTTAATAGACTGTGCTTTGACTGTGCTTTGACTGTTATCTGACTGTGAATTGTCTGTGATTTGACTGTTAATGTCTTGATACGAACAGTAGTTATTTACCGTAAATACGCTGAATTTCGAGTATGCCTTGACTGTGATTTCTTCGGTTGATTGCAAGTGCTTCAATGCTGTTCTTATCTCGTTCACAGTAAGCCCTAATTCGTCAGATAATTTGGGGTAGGAGGATACAAAAGAACCACGGGGAATATCAATTCCCTGAAATTTACCTTCTTTCCAGTTAGCCTTTATCAGCATGTGCAGGAATAAGACTTTTGTGTTTATGTTCCCGTACCACTCCCATTCCAAGATCCCACGGTTGATTTTTATGTATCCTCCTTCTGTCACATCATCACTCCTGTTCTACTATCAAAACCTCAATCCGTGGGTTTTCCCTATCACAGTAAAAATCATCTGTGAATCCTACAACATACCTCCAGCCATCGTCCTGCAGCACCTTGCACTTGACAAGAGCGTCCTGGATTACCTTCCGTCCAAAGCTTGATACATTGTCATGATCTCGCTTTCTATTTGGCTCATACCAAGCGAATTTAAGCACTACTGGACTTTCTATATGTAACCGTCTTAATTGCTGTCTAATGGCGCATATGACGATTGCTTCGTTGTCTGCTTTCATCTTGTTACCTTTATATGGATTCGTTCGACTTGCTGCTGTATAATCGTTCAGGCCGTCAAGTCTACCTTTAATCAATAAACTGTATTCCATAGGCTCCTTTCCCCTCCGCCGCCACCCTGAAAGTAGCAACGGCAGAGGTATCCAATGGCATATTTTTGTGACATATATGTAATTCCCTGAGATTAGAGGGATCACAAGGCCTATAAATAACTCTTTCCGTATCTCTTTCGGAATAACTCCCTGGCGCAATCTGGACTTATACCGGAAGCAATCATTTCTCTTTCCCATGCCAGCTGTCCGATCATCTTAGACATTTTCTCTGCCATAGGATTGTCATGGATACGTTCATTCACCTTTCCCATGTTGTGGCATCGGTTACATGCCGGGGCTTTAAGCCCATCTTGTTCCGCAAGTTGCCGATTTGATGATCCGAAAATCAAATGATGGTTGCATTCCACAGGGCAGCCACAGAAGAAACAATAATCCTTGTTGTCTGTCAGGATTGAATCCATGTTATACCTCCCCAAGTAATTCACTGTAATGGATAGGCTTTTCAAGAACCTTGGTATGCTTACAGTAATCACACAGGCCGCATCTGATAGGCTCTATGGCTCCATTCTTAAGGTCTACGATCTTCTGCGTATTAGTTTCAACCTCGATCAATTTCTCTCTTAAATGGTCATCAGGAATCCATATCAGTTCAATATCCGTTTCTGTTTCCTTGGAAGCTGCCGCAATAAAGAATGGTAATCTTTCTCCGGTGTTCCTGTAGACAACCTCCTGATATACAGCTCCCTGGATATCATATCCCCAATATTCGATGAAGTTCATATATCCGTAGTCCTTGGTATACTCTGCCTTATGTAATTCCCTCATGACTTTTAGGTCCACAATAGCCTTTCCAGGAAGGTAACTATCTATCTTTATTTTCCATGAGCTTCCGAACATATCAGCCGTCATAATAATCTGCTTTTCGCCGCTCATGAACTTCATAAATAATTCATCACGTTCGATACGGTTTATAATTTCTTCCGCCTTGCGATACTCCGCTTTAAGTGCACCTGTAGACTTTGTAAAAATATCTGGATTCTGTGCTTTAAACAATGCCAGCGATCCTTCAAAGTGAGCATCAACATATGACCCTACCATCAAAGCTGTGGTCTTTTCCATCTGCCATTCTCCTGCAAGTTTTGCAAGTGCCTGTTCCTCACACGCCGGTTTTCCAATTGTTCCACAAAAGTCCTTATACTGGCTGACTGACAGGTATTCTCTGGAAGCCTCCGGGCTGAAATAGTTTTCTGCTGTTAAAATCATGCCTGTGTCTCCTTATCATCTGCGAATACGTCCGGTGCCTGCTGTGGTTTTTCCTTTGAAATGTCCTCAACTTCACCTTCAACAGCGCACCCCATAAGCGCATTGGGAATATGTACCCTTGCGAAGAATGCCGATGCTCTATATGCAAGCATGAGTTCGGGCATTGTTTTCCACTTGCTTCCATTTTTTGAGTACCATTGTTCGTCTTTTGCCATCTTTATTGTGACTTCTGGTCCCTTCACAATTACATGATCTTCAATGCGTTCTGCTTCTAGGTAGCACCCCCATGTATCTGTTTCTTTTTCTCCGGTATACTCATGGTGCACATTTTTAAATTTACCACTAGCCATAATCATGGAAGTACATGCCTGACCGCTCCACGACGGTTTGCCCTGCACTACATATAAATTCTGCATTACCATCATCGGATTAACTCCCATACGATTTGCCATGTCGATCGCGATAGTGCAATCCATCGGTTTCCCCTGATATGCTGTAGGGACTAAACGAGAAGATGCAAACATTTTTCCCATATCATATATTTTTTGAAAACTCTCAGGATTAGAAAATACATCTGCTGAAAGCCCTCTTGCTTGTTCTGCCTGAATGATTTCGTTTTCCATTTCCACCCTCCTATAATTCCACAACGGTCAAATCTGGATCATCAGTGGTACGTGTAGCAATAAACTGCAGTCCCTTATCCTTGCACTTCCGGTACAGTTCGTTTCTCAAATCAGTAGAAAGTTTTTCACACCCATCAATAAGAATGATCTGTAAGCCGTTCGGTTTCTGAATTGCAACATCAATACACAGATCAAGCTTTTCGCCATCTGAAAGGTTGCTGATAGGCAGCCCATGAATAAGCGGTATACCATTCTGAACAGTAAGCCCCTTAATCGGAATGGAAGCCTCCTGTAAAATTTCACCTGGGAGCATTCTGGCCTTTTCGATCTTCTCAGTAAGTAACCGGGATTCCTCTGCCAGCTTTTCAACTTCCGCCTGCAGGTTTTCCATTCTCCGGTATTCGTTCAGGTGTCCCTTCATTTCCTCCACCGTTTTTGCCTGCTCAGACAGCCCGGAAACGTCCTTAACATCTTTGGCGGCATATTCTTCATACTCTGTCAACTCAGCGTCGTATTTGGAGATATTGGCCTTGTATGTCTGCTCTGCAACCTGGATCTTGTCCTGTTTCTTTTCCCCAAGACCTTCCAGCTCCTTCTTGCATGACCGGACCTGCTCTTCCAAAGACGCTATTTGCTCTTTCAATCTGGTCTCTTTCCCTGTAAACTCCCGGTCAATAGCAGAGATTTCGATTTCCTTATCAGCTTCAAACTTGCGGACCTTATTAGACTGGTTATCAAGGAGCCGCTTTGCTTTTTCAATGGTTTCGTTTTCCTTGCGGATACGCTCAATTTCCCGGTAGAGTTCTCCTACATTCTCATTTTCCCACTTGTTAGCATCGTAGCCGGTTGGAATTGCGGAGGCGATATCCTCAATAAAGGCTCTCTTGTTTCTCATGTCACGATTAAGGTCCTGCCGGTGCATGAAGTAATACCCGTTCTCTGCCTGGATATCATTAAGTACCTGTAAAATGTTCTGGTCATAAGAAACCCAGTCTGGAAGCTCTCCAAACCACTCTTTGATTTTGTTGAGGTCCCAATCATACTCGATCATGTCCAAGATAATGGCGTTCTGCTGTTTCTTATCCATTTCCATAAACTCCACCGGGGACAGCTGCAGCGTTGTGAAGATATCACGTAAGAACGATTCCGGGCTGCCTACCTCTCTCCCGTCCTTCTTCACGCTCTTATAATCTGCCTGGCTTGTCCTGGACTTCCGGTCAATCCTAATCCCGTTGTCCGTCTCGATGATGATTTCACCTTCGTTTTCGCCATTCCTGACTATGTAATCTCTATCCGACTTATTAGTAAGGCCATAGCGGATCGCATCTATAACTGAGGTTTTCCCGGCTCCATTCTTCCCTGAAAGTTCAATGCTTTCGCCGCCCATTTCATATCCTTTAATACCGAAAAGATTCGTGATCTTAATTTTTGTACACTTCATGTATTGCAATCCTCCTGATTATGCCGTATAATACGGGTTATAATTTTGATTAATATTTACACGACCTGCAGGTGTTGGCGCACCTGTGGGCCTTTTTTCTTTTACCGCCGTTTCCCCAGCCGTAGGGATTCATTCCAATGGCTGCTCCGGCTTTGAGGGTTTTATGTGTCCTGCTCATTAGTACTCCTCGCAGCGTAGGTTTACTGGAAGAACAATTTTGATGTTCTCTCTCTTGCCTCTTTCGCCTGATCTGATAACAATTGCGTCCTTCGGTCCTCTTAAATCAATTCTTGCAATAGGAATGCGGTCACCATAATCACTGATGGAAGCAAGCGCATCTTTAAGAAGACTTGCATCTACTCCTATAGTGAGTGTCTTTGGCGATTCCATTAATTCACTCATCATTTTATCGGTTTTGAAGTACTCACCCTCTGGCTGAACGTATCCCATGATAGAATCTCCAACCTGCACTAAAAGGCGATTGTTTGATACCTCCAAATCTGCATACTGGTCATGACTTGAAATCTTTGGAATGCTTGGCTTTATGTAGCACGTAAACGATTCGTCAGCTTCTTCTATATCAGCAAATTCGAATGATATTCTATGCCCGTCAAGAGCTGTTGCACTGATACTTTTCTCTTCTGCGTTCACCTGTAAATAAATCCATGCAAACTTTTGGTCTTTCCAATCGTTACCAGTAAATCTCTTTGTATTATTGATAATTCTTTTAAAAGCAGCTGCGGATATTCTTGCTTTCATTCCTCTTTTTCCTCCTTATATGGTTCCGGCTTGAAATATGGCATCCACGCTTTTACAAGGTTAGTGCAAACAATGCCGCTGTAACCGGGTGCTTCAAAGTCTTTTCCGATGAAGCGGCTCAATTCAACTCTACGATCTCCACCGTGATATTCTTTAGTGACCCACACCTTTTGATTTTCTTCCGGAAGCATTTTAGTTACCTTAATCCATGAATCATCATTTAGAAAATTAGGTTTGAGGAACTCTTCCATAGGAGAATCTCCCCACCAAACTACTATCCCGTCCGCGGTCTTAACAGAAACTTCACCGTTTTCATAACGATAAGCGCTGCAGATAGTCCCATTCTTCCATGTTCCTTCATTCAAAACTTTTACCGGATAGCCTATTGTGTCGTACCATGGTTTACTCATTCCTCGCTCGCCTCCTTATTCATCAACCTTGATTCCCGTGATCTGAAAGAACTTATCAGCATCAAAGTTTGGAATGTTCTGGATGCAGCATTTCTGGTCCATGGTCAGGCGTTTCCACCAATCCAGGCAGCACATTTTACCATCAAGCTCTTTCAAATAACCACCCATAGTGTCGTGCTCCGGGTGTTCTGCCTTTTCTTCGGCAGTCATATCACTG